TTGTTCATCTGACATAGTATCAGGAATAGTATTGTCTAACGTAATTCCCGCTTCTTGTAGTCTTACATTATTCCTACTTTCTCGCATTAATGCTATTAAACTTTGTCCGCCGGCAGTACAAAGATTTGCTATAGCTTCTAATGATTGCGCTGTCATGTGTGGTCTAGTGTCTTGTGCAAATTCCGGCACCGAATCAGTAAACGCAAATTGAGTTCCTGGATACGGATTAGCAAAATAATCTTTGCGTACTACACTGCTTGAATCAGGCTCTATTACTTCTACTGGTGGGATTGCTATGTATCTAGCACGTTGCTCTCTAGCAAGTTGATCACCGCATATATTCCAATACGTGTTAAGAATCCTACTTTCTACTGGATTATTTGTTTGTATAGCTTCTATTTCAGTATTTGCTTGATCAATATACGCTTGTACTACACCGTTCATAGGCGACGGCCAACCTGTTGTACCTGAAGCAGTATTTGTTCCTCCAGATGCCACACTTCCATTAGCTTGTACTGCTAATGTTGCTGTTGGCGGATATTCGATAGTAATAGTAGGAATAGTTACCGAAGCCGAACCTGCTGATGTTAATGTTACTGAAGTAATGCGACCAAATGTACCTGTACCATTTGAACCTGCATCACTATCATTAGTTCCAATAGTACATACAGCCGTTGCTCCTGACCCGCCTGAAATAGTTATAGTAGGAGCAGGTGCACTACCTCGTCCATAACCGCCTCCCGAATCAGTAAGAGTAACACCAGTAACCGTGTAGTAATTTGTGAATATTCCGGGTGGAGCCTCAACTACTGAAGTAGAGTATTGAACAGTTACTTGAGCGCCTTCCCAAGTTATCGCTAAAAAGTTTTCTCTATAGATATTTTGAAGTTTAGTAGTTTGCAATTGATCAATTCGGCGTCTTACCAATGATCCAGGATACGGCAATCCTGTCATACATCCAAAGAAATCAGACATAGTATACGTACCGTATACACCACTTCCTAAAGCTGTTCGTAGTAATCCTGCATCTGCTAGAGTTTCATCTGTAGGTTTGTTAGTACCATTCACTTGCTGCAATCCAGTATCGATTTCCAACGATCTAACCGCTTGTGCAAAGATTTGAAAATCACAAAAACGTATATTGCGTATTTGTTGCATTGAGTATGCAAATGCGCCAGCCGCGATTGCATCTGTTTGTGGTATAATGTTATATAAGTAAGAACCAAATCCTGTAGGAGATACTACATAGTTAGTACCTTCAACTACTGTTTCATTAATTACAGCTATACTTAATGGAAGTTGTATTCCTATTTGTTCTATAATAGCAGGAGAAGTTAGTTGTGAGTTCAAGCCTTCATTCAGATATAGCAAATAATAAGTTTTACTATTAGTAGGTCCAGAACTAATATTATACACAGGAACAGTTAATGTTTGGTAGCTATTTGGGAATAGTTTTCTAACACTTAATAAATCAGCTAACGTTTGTATTCCTTGAGTAGAGCATTGTAGTAATGCTAGTGTGTCTCTAAGTACAGTACCCGTTATTAACAAAAAACTACCGTATAATAACTGTTGTGTTTTTATAGTAGTAGTTGTTGCTTGCCCGGTTGATATTAAAGTTATTTCATCACTAGAAATACCAGCGCCCAACATAATATATACTAACTCTTCGGATAGTGCAGAACTATTATACAAAACTTGTAGCAATGTTGAAGGTAATCCAAAAGCATCTATTGTGTTTAGGTTTATAGCTTTTCCTAAATTAACTAAGTCTGCTCCAAAATCTTTTGTAGCTAAACTAACTCCCGCAATTTCAGCCGTAATAAGGTCATTCATATTGCTATATACTCCCTCTAAGAAAGTTTTAGAGTTGTGCATAGCATATATACTTTTGTTAGTACTTTCCATAAACGCTTGAGCACTTAGAAAAGAACTTAAAAACTCTTTGTATTCAGGCGTAGTCTGATTAACTACCCCACCATTCCAATTAAATTCATTCCATGCTTGCAATGTGTATAATCTAACGTGACCCCATTGTGTTATGGATGTATTTGGATTAGCTGCGGCTACCCCAGTATACGGCAACCATGATGCTTGTTGCCCCTGACCAGTGTTGCCAGTTAATGCATATCCACTATTAGCTGGGCCGGCTAAAGAAGGTACTACTCCTTTTTGCGCTCCATAGTTTTCTGCTGTAGTAGTCCAAATTCCTGAAGGGTCCTCTGCTTTATATGTTGGCGGTTTAGTGTTGGCTAACGAAGGAATAGAGTTTGCTCCTACGTTTATTAGGTTATCATACGTATCAGTTGATGAGGTTCTACTAACCAAATTTCGCACATAGGCGTCATTAATCCCCCAAGTATGCAATCTTAATACAGTGTCTTGTACTAAATTCCCAAAGACATAATCATTGTTTGTTTTAGAAATTCCTGCTACATTAATAACAACAGAGTTTATACCCATACCTTGATTGTTCAGTATGGCACCCTGAAGATTAACTCCTAACGGACTTTGTTTTCCTGTTAAACTCATGATGTACGCACGTTAGGACTACCAGTAATCATCTTGTGTCCACAAGAAGATATTGATCCTACTCTTGCTACGGGCCTACCTTCAACAAATACTGTTGGACTGCCGGTAATTATTTTTGCCACGGCATGTTTGGGTCCCTTAATGTGAGGGGTAAGCATATTACCCATGAGTGCTACTGGTAAAAAATTAGCATACACTGTTCTAGAGGTTGCTATCGCTTTTCCTAAACCTGCACTTAAATCACCCATTCTGCAAATCGGCTTCATAATTTAATCCTTATCCTACTAAAATTTTCTTCTCAGGTACCTTAATACCAGACACTGCTTCAGTGTATTTTGTTTTAATATTATATTCTGTTTCACAAATAACTGCAATACTATTTCTATTTAGTGTAAATTCTCCGTCGGGTTTTGCAGTAAATAGACTGGGAACTAGTCCCATACCTTGTGGCCCGGGTGCTACTGACACTGGTTCAGTAATAATTAAATAAGCATCGGTTACTTCTTTAACTCTAGTAATCAATTCTTCACCTGAGTTTAATTTAATAGATACTACTTCGTTAATCTTAATATTCATATTTTTCCTTAGTTGTTAAGTTTTTGTCTTAGTTCTTGATAGCCGCCCACATATTGTTCATCTAAGAAAATTTGCGGCACTGTTCTAGCTGTTGGCACGGCTTCTAACAATTGTTCTTTTGTCCAATCTTTGCCAATCTTGCGTTCTTCAAATTCAATTCCTTTCGTTGTTAGTAACTGTTTTGCTTGTTCGCAGTAGCTACACATGTCCTTTGACCATACTGTTGCTTTCATTTTTACTCCTGCTCTTTAGGCATTCTAATAACACACGGGCTATCAATCTTTACACTCTTTCGGTGACAAAGATCACCCCAGTGATGAAACGTATCACTTAACCAGTCAAACATTCTAACTCGTATGCATCTGTTTTTCTCTTCAACTTTGTTTAGCTTTTGCATCACGTGGTTAAGTTCATTTTTGAGTTGTTCTTTTTCTCGTTTAAACTGCTCAGTTATAGTTTCTTCTACATGTAATTTAGTCTCAGCCATAGCTTCAGCGTATGTTTTTTCTTTCTTTATTTCTTCTGACATTGTAAATTCCTCTCATAAATTAGGTAGTTCATCATAATCAACTGTGTCTGACATTACACCTATCACGTAGTTTGTTGATTCATTTTCCTGAAGTGCCGTTTGCTTTTTGCTAGTATCTGAATGCTTGTTGAACCAGGGGATAGGGGTATTCTTGGGAGCGTTACCTTGGTACTTGATACCAATTTCTTTTAACGCACCTACAGCAGTGTAGTCAACAAAGTCTTTTAGAATTGCAGCATTTAATCCAATAACAGGACCTTTCTTGAACAAATAGTCGGCCCATGCTTTTTCTTCTCTGATAACGTCCATGTAAAGAGCATACACTTCTTGCTCACATTCTTTTTTTACATCAGCAAATCTAGGATCTTCTTTTATTACTTGGTTGATGATATATGCAGTCCAATCTTTGTGTAACAGTTCGTCCTGCAAGATAAGACTGATCACGTTTCCGTTACCAATAAAGATTTTGTTTTCTACCATTGCTAATGAGGTAGCAAACGATACCATGAATCTAAATGCTTCAAGTGCATAACTAGCATTTAATGCTAACCAAATAGCTTTAATATGTTCGTGTTCATCGATCTTGTGTCCAAGTTCTTTCTTACAATTAATAACATGTAGCTTATCATAATACTGACCAACACTGCTAGCCATATCAATGATTTCTTGTGTGTCATGAATAGTATTAAAAACTTCTTTAGGTACATTGTAAATATTTCTAATAATATGACTATAAGACCTGCTATGAATATTCGTTTCAAAGAAAGTCCAATTATACATAAGTGCTTCTAATTCAGGTAGAGAAATAACTGGAGTAAAAATTTGACTGGGGCCACGACCTTGCAAACTATCAAGTGCAGTTTGTCTTAACAAGTTACTAGTAAAGATGTGCTTTACTGCATCACTTGATTCTTTAAAGTCTTGTGCATCTTTTGTCAATGATATTTCTTCAGGGATCCAAAAGAAGCCTCTAGCTGTTTCTTCAAGTTTAGCTATTTTAGGATACTTGAATTCCTCAAACCGTTGGATAGTAACTGGCCCTGCAGGGTCTAAGAACATCTTGCGGT